TGCCTACAGCCCCCCCCCCCCTACCAAAGAGCTAGGGACACAGCACCGACCGACGTAGGCCGGCTGCAGGCTCATTTCATGAGCCACCAGTGGTTCAGACTGCTGTACATGCATACAGTTATTCAGCCGGGTACAGATCGGGACGCAATTGCTGGCGCGGGACGCCTGTTGCGGCCTCGACGGCCAGCACGCGCATTGGTGGGCATAGGCTCCACCGCGCAACCGCAGGGCGGCTGACGCCAACCAGTTTTGCCAGCGCGGTATATCCGCCTGCGCTTTTGATGGCGCGCTGAAGCGCCAGTTCTGGGCTTGATTCGTGCATGACTGTGCTCATGCCCGTATCGTAACTCAGTGTTACCTGTATGAGCAAGCGCAAGTTACGCGCGCGGGTAACAAGGGGAATACGATTTGCGGATGAGCGATTTCGGTATGCGGTTCAAGCAAGTTCGCAAGACATCCGGCCATTCCCAGGAGGATGTCGCTGCCTTGATGGGCGTATCGAGGGTCGCTGTGTCTCACTACGAATCAGGCCGCAACTTCCCGGCCACAGAGCAACTGATTGCGTTCTGCCGCGAAACAGGCACGTCTTTAGACTGGCTTTTGCTGGGCCGGCAACCAGAAGGCGTTTATGAGCGCCGCATCCATGAACTGCCCGAAGGTCTCAAGCTGTATGTGCTCGAGGCGCTGATCCTGGCCGAGCGGGTATCGCAGTCTTTGCCCGCGCAGTTCCTTGCGCCGCCCACTTCTAAGAACTACGTCGCCTTCAGCGAGTACCTGACAAAGCTGTCAGAGCAGGCCGAAATAAAATAATTCGTAACATGGGCTTGCGTACGACGTAACTTCAGATTACTATTCCCTCACACCGCACTGAACGCGGCATGGAGGGAACGATGTTTGATCTGAACGCAGCACACCGACGCGCTTACGATGAAGTCTGGGACGCATTGCCGTCCAACGATCCCGTTCCGGCACTGTTTGCCGCCGGCTACACGGTTGGCGCACAGGAAGACCTGGCGCAGTGGCTCATGGAAGAGGAAGTCTGCACGCCCGCCCAACTGGTGCGCGCAGTCCAGGCCGGCACTCTGGCCGCCTGGTACCACGAGTTCAGCAACGCCTGGGCTACCCGTCGCGCTTGGCAACTGAAGCGCCTGCACGCACTCGGCGAAGACATGTCCGATGCAACGGAGGGCTGGCAATGAGCACTCTGACTCTGCACACCAGCGAGCCTGTGACCATCAGCACACAGGACATCCACGGAGGCGTCTGTGCGCCTTTCCGTGTGCTGAAGGTCTCCGTTGTCTGCAACGACGGTCACCGCATGACTGTCGACATCTGCTGCCCGATTGACTCGACGCCGGACATTGACCTGTCTGCGCAGCAAGTCGTGTTGCGCAAGGAGGCGGCATGACTGCACGCCAAATGATTGAGCAGGCGGGCCGTGCGCCCGTGCTGGGCTGGTGCGACCAGCGCCGCAAGGGTTACCCAGTGAACCTTAAACACACGGACATCCAGCGCACATGGAAGACGGTGCAAAAGCTGACGAAGGAGCGGAAATGAGCAACTCGCATTCGACGCGATACGGCCAAGGCTGGCGCGACTGCCAGCAACATCGGCGCGAGCTGGATGCCGCCGAGGGCATCGTCAACGCAATGATCTGGGGCGCGGCTCTGTGGGCAGTGCTGGCTCTGGTTCTTGTGACTCTTTGGGGAGTAATGCTGTGAAGGTCTATCAAGCAATTGCATCCGTCGCGGCAACGATGGCCGAATCCGGCATTGCAAAAGCCCGCAAGAATCAGGCACAGGGCTATTCGTTCCGAGGCATTGACGATGTGTACAACGCGCTTGGCCCAGTGCTGGCTCGAAACGGACTGGTTGTGCTGCCGCGAACCCTGAGCCGCGAGTGCATAGAGCGCCAGACGGCAAAAGGTTCGCCGCTGTTTTACGTCACCGTTGAAGTCGAGTTCGACTTCGTGTCTGCAGAGGATGGCAGCAAACACACCGTTAAGACATACGGCGAAGCGATGGATTCGGCAGACAAGGCCACCAACAAGGCCATGAGCGCGGCTTACAAGTACGCAGCAATGCAGGCGTTTTGCATCCCGACAGAAGGTGACAACGACGCGGACTTGCACACGCACGAAATCGCGCCTAAGCCTGCACAGCGCGCCAACGAGCAGGAAGCGGCGCTCATCTTGGACAGCCTGCGCGAAGCGGCTGTGGACGGCCTGGAAGCGTTGCAGGCGCGGTTCAAGGCCATCCCCAACTCACCCACGAAAACCAGCGTCTGGACGCAGCACCAGGCCGCATTGAAATCAGCCGCAGAGAAGGTGCCAGCATGAACACGCAAACCTATCCCAACAAACCGATGCGCAGGCGTGGCGATGTCTACCGTAGCGATGCCATTGGCGCGCTGCGCAACCTTGTCGATGTAGTGCGGCGCAGAGATGCCGACTATGTGATGGCGCACCAGTGCAAGCCGGCGTCTGACGAAGACTTAGGCCGCGCCATGTGCCGTGCAGAGGATGCCTTGGACGAACTGGATGGGCGGCTGTGAACGACTCCGAGAAGTCTGCGTTCCTGTCGGCTCGCTGCGGCAAGCTCACGGCCAGCCGCATGCATCAAGCGCTGGACATGACAAGCAAAGGCGCTGAGGGCGCAAAGCGTCGAGCACTGAAGTACGAAATTCTCGCCGAGCGAATTACCGGAGACGCAGTGCCGCACCACGTCAACGCATTTATGCAATGGGGGCTAGATCAAGAGCCGGCAGCTAAAGCGGCATTTGAACTTGCAACAGGTCGGCTGATTACGCCGTGCAGGACGATTGATCACCCAGAGATTGATTTTTTCGCTGCAACTCCAGACGGGTTCCTGCCTGGCGGCGTGATTGAGTTTAAGTGCCCGCAGACGACGACGCATGTGTCGTGGCTGCTTGCAGGCGGGGTGCCCGATCAGCACAAGCCGCAAATCTTGGCCCAACTCGCTTGCACTGGCCGCGAGCATGCGGTGTTCGTCAGCTATGACCCGCGTGTGCGCGATCCGCGCAGGCAACTGCACATTGCCGAGTGGACGCCAAAGCGGGAAGAGGTGGAAGAGATCGAAGAACACGCCCGCAAGTTTCTAGCGGAAGTGCAAAAAATGTTTGACCAGTTGACGCAAACGGATGTTGTTGCATGAAGCGTTGCCCAAAATGCGCCACCGGAAAGCCGCTTGACCAGTTCAACAAGAACGTTTCTACGCGCGACGGCCTTTGTGTGTACTGCCGGGATTGCGTGCGCGTCATCAACGCGGCGTATCTAAAAATACGCGGGAGCGACCCGATCCGGAAACTTACAGGCAAGGACATTCTGACTCGCTTCGAAGCCCAATATCAGCCGGAGCCGATGTCCGGTTGCTGGCTTTGGAACCGAGAACACCATTCTTTTGGCTACGGAACGATCAACGCGTTTGGCAAAAAGCAAATGGCGCACCGCGTTGCATGGCAAATTTTCAGAGGCCCAATTCCTGATGGGCTGTTTGTTTGCCATCGCTGCGATAACCCTGGGTGCGTCAACCCAGACCATCTGTTTCTTGGCACTCCGGACGACAACGTTCAAGACATGGTGAGCAAAGGTCGAGGATCAAGCGGTCTGCGTCACGGCAAACGGATTAAGCACGGCATATACGCCGTGAAAACAGTTACCAACCTCATCAACAAGGAACCAACATGACTCAGTACGACGACACCAATCGCGGAATCATCTCCAAGAATCTGCGCAAGGAAACCGAGAAGCACCCCGACATCAAGGGCCAGATCAACATCGAGGGCGTTGAGTATTGGCTCGATGGCTGGCAGCGGCAAAAGAACGACGGCAGCGGATCGTTCTACTCGCTGTCAGCAAAGCGCAAAGACGCCCCGGCTGCGGCACCCGCCCCCGCGCAAAAACCTGCACCCAAGCGAGTCAGCAGCGGCTTTGATGACACGGACTCAGATATTCCGTTTGCCAACCCTCATCGCGGAAAGTATTCGTATGTCTTCTAAGCAATGCTTTGTCTGTCTTTTTGAAAAGCCTACGGATGAATTTTATCCGCACAGCAAAATGAAAGACGGGCGATTGAACAAATGCAAGGAATGCACGAAGGCTGCGGTAATCGCAAATCGTAACGCAAAGATTGAGTACTACCGAGCTTTTGACAGGATACGAAGCAACTTGCCGCACCGAGTTAATTCTAGGGCGGCCTACCGCATGACAGACGAATATCGCATTTCGCACGCAATTTCCGTAAAGAATTGGGGGGTTGCAAACGCAATCAGAAAAAAAGCGGCCACTGCAGTCAGCAATGCATTACGAGACGGACGGCTTGATAGGCAACCGTGTTTTGTGTGCGGCAACGAGGCCCAGGCGCACCACCCTGACTATAGCGCTCCTCTTGCGGTTTCATGGTTGTGCAGTACGCACCACGCACAGACGCACAAGGAGCACAGAGAGCGCATGCGGACTGCGGAGACGGTGTGAATGGAGCTACGCATGGCGTTAACCGACTCTGAGGCAAGCATGGCAGGCATGACAGTCACACACAATTCCGAGCGCCTCTTGGAGCGCATAGCCGACATCGAACAGCGTTACCCGCGCGCTGCGCATAGACCGCTGCGTGACCTGCTGGAAGCCTTGGCAACGCACTGCAACGCCGGGGTGGAGCGACCAGCTTGTCCGACCGTTATCGAGCGAATTTCAGAGCTAATTAACAAGCATGGGCCGCTCTCTTACCGAGAGTTGCACCAGCACATTGGCGGGCCGCCGGCAACCATCCACACCGCGTTGCGGCTTGCGCTAAAGGCCGGTGAGTTGGATGCGTATCACCCACTCAACGAGCACGGCACGCCGCACAAGTCCTACGTCTACATCACTCCTGGTTGGCGGGAATCGAACCAAGTTCAAAACGCAGTCAACACGCGCAGGCCGGACGTTGCGTCAGCGTGGTTGAGCAACCCGGTGCTGGCAGCGTGAAAACGAAGAATAAAGACAAGGAGCTGTGCATTGACGCCGTTCTTGCAGCCCTTAGCGGCAAGAACCCGCGCGCGCTGTTCCTGCTTGGCGCGATGGCGATCTGGCTGCATCGGCAGGACGTTGCGATGGCGAATCTGTACCTGCAGGAATTGGTGAGGCACCTAGATGGAAAAGCCTGACGACGCGCAGAAATTATCCGAGCAGAATAATTCGCCTAAATTACTTACGCACGCAGACGGCTGCTGGTCGTGGGGGCCAGCGCACTACGCATGCGCGTGCGCAGAGATAGCCAAGCTTCGCGGCTGGCATGCCCAAAGTGGGCAGGATCAAGCCCGGTGAGCGAGAACACGTTGATGCCAGCCAAGTCTGGAGAAGCGTACTGGCGCGATCCCGAGCAAGAGCGGCCACCGCGCGGCGTGAAGCTGCTCATTCTCACCGATGGCGGCGTCGCAGTTATTGGCGACTGGCTGGACGACAGCAACTTCGTGGCGTGGTCGCCTTTGCCGAAGCGCCCGGGGAGCGCGCGATGATTCTGAGCATGGAAGAGTTGCAAACGCTAACGGGGCGCAAGATGAACAGCGCACAGGCTAGAGAATTGCGTGCCCTGGGCGTGCCGTTTCGCAGGCGCACAGACGGATCAATAGTCGTCTTTAGGAGGGATGTAGAACATGCGCCCGAGAAAACTGCAGCGCCATCTCCCCGCCTGCGTCTACCTGAAACACGGGGCGTATTGGTACGTTAAGAAAGGCAAGTGGCTGCGGCTAGGCACTGACCTCGATCAGTCGCTTGCAGAGTACGCACGCCTGCAGCAGCAAAAGCTAGGCGGCATGCCCGCATTGATTCAAGAGGCGCTGCCGACTATTTTGCGCGGCAAGGCCAAGGAAACGATCAAGCAATACACTTTTTGCGCAGTCAAGCTGCAAGACATCTTTGCAGACTTCGCTCCACACCAAGTGACGCCGCGGGATGTAGCGCAAATGCGCAGGGCGTTTGTAGCCACGCCGGCGGTGGCGAACAGGCTGATTACCGTCTTAAGGTTGATTTTCAACTACGGACTGGAAGAGCAGCTTGTCGAATCAAACCCCTGTATTGCAATCAAACGGATTAAGCAAGAGGCGCGCACCAGGCGAATTACTCAACCCGAGTTTGACGCTATACGCGAGCAAGCTAAGCCGTTGCTGCGCGTGGTGATGGACTTGTGTTACGCGACCGGGCAGCGCATCGGTGATGTGCTGAAAATTGGACGCGACGACATCAGCGAGGAAGGGATTTTTGTTCAGCAGCAAAAGACGAAAAGCAGGCTGCTGCTGTCTTGGACGCCCGAGCTTCGCAATGCGGTGGCCGACGCCAGGGCGCTGCACCGGAATGTAGTGCACATCTATTTGTTGGGCGCAAAGCCGCCGGCCTATCACATGATTCACAAGCAGTGGACAGTGGCTTGCGAGAAGGCTGGAGTGCTGGACGCCAACCTGCACGATCTGCGAGCGATGAGCGGAACCGACGCCGACGCCCAGGGCATTGATGCGCAAAAACTGCTTGGCCATGCGGACGCCAAAGTGACCAGGCGTTACCTGCGGGACAAGGTTGTGCCCGTCGTCATCGGCCCCAGCAAGACCGCAAAACGCTGAAAGTATTAGACAGCTTTTGGATTTGTTAGACAACGACGCCTAAAGACCCGCATGGATAGCCGATCTACGTCTTGGTAAGGTACTCGGTCATTCGCTACAAAATCGCCCGCTAGGCCGCACACAGAGCCGATCTAGCGCTCGCGGTGTCTAAGAAACGAGGCAAGCTTGGCTGTAGCGAAACTCGGTGAAAACCGAGGCGTTTTTGCGAGTATTAGACAGGCTTGAGCGCCCGAAAACTTTTTTGCCTACCCCCCTTGACTGGTTACTAGTAACCATCTAATATTGACTCATGCGCTGCACGACGCAGCGCGCCAACCAGGAGAGAAACATGGGAAAACTCAAGATCACCGCCGCAGAAGTCGCAATTATTTTTGCGCGGCACGGTATTCGCGGTCTGGCCGATTCGTACTTCGAGGAATGGGCGGCTGACGCGAATTATTGGTCGAGCAAATACGCCGATTTGACCGCCATGGCGCACATTGAATTCCACGCCAAACAGGAAGCCAGCATCTACCTGGCCGAATCCAAAGCTGCAGCGCGCGAATCAAATTACTAACCAACCCGCCCGGCTCCGGCCGGGCTAACTTGAACCTGGGAAATCTGAACATGAACGCACACACACCCGCCCCTTGGGCCACCCAAACCTATAATCCCGGCCACGACGCCGACGGCGATGCGTTTGAGTCGCAGCATCGGATTGTTGCCTTTCACTGCGAAGTTGCAACCGGCATTCAATGCAGCGCCGACTCCAGGCTAATCGCCGCCGCGCCCGATTTACTTGCTGCTTTGCTTCAAATTGCAGCGTTAGCCGAATACAACACAACCGGCCCAGGGAAATGCAAAAGCGAAAAACTGACTGCAGAACAGGCCACAAGTTTGAGAAAAAGCATATCGGACATCGCTCGCGCAGCCATTGCCAAGACTACTGAATGAAGAAAGACACCCGCCCATCAGCCAGCCGCGTAGCCGCCCACCGTGCGCGGCTGCGCGAGCAGGGTCTGCGCCCCTTGGAAGTCTGGGCCTATCCAGAGCATCATCCAGCCATCAAGGAGTTTGCCGCCAATGTTCAAAGACAATCCGAATTGGCCGTTCGGCCGGATGCGCAAGCCGGTGAAGCAGAAGCGGCAGAAGCGCTACCCGAGTGATATGCCGCCTGCGCCGTTTTAGCGCGCCTCCATCCACAGCCCAACATTGGCCAGCGCGTACCCGGCAAACGCCAGTGCTAGGCCGGTCTGGCCGGAGCGGTACAGGTCGGTGGCGATAACGGCGTAGACGACGCCGACAGCGGCGATCAGGGCGGCGCTCATTTGGTGCAAATATTGACAACACTCATTACTAATCAGCCTCTGCTTAAATAGGATTGATCATGGACAAAGTTGCTAGATACCATTCAATCGTTGATGCAATTCATCTAGCGGTAGACGCCGAGCAGCCGGAAGGCGGGCCGCACCCTTACACAGAGCGGACGGAACGATGTCTGTACGTCGTCTACAAGCTGCTCCAAGAAGCCCTTGAAATTAAGGTCGACCCGAACGCCTAGCCGCTTCGACGTATGGCATGACTCGGTCTAGAAGCCCTTGATTTACTAATTGCAGTGGCTTGGATCTTTCAAACGCCATGCGGTCGCCCTCCACGGGCATTCCTCTGGCTCGCCGTTCGTTAAAAAAGTCTTGCCACAACATTGTGTGCGGTACCGGGATATCCATCCCGCCAATCACAGTGCCATGCAATTGCGCGGGATAAGTCTTGTGCGGCAACTTTGGCAACTTGTTAATTGGGAAAGATGTATCAATTTTGCCAACGGAGTAGCCACCGTGATAGAGCGGAACATTTTCAAGAGCAGGCTCCATAATTGACTTTCTGATTGCAGTGATATCAGGAAAGCCTGCATTTCTGAATTGATCAAGTTGCATGCGATCCAAAAACGCATGTCGAAGCTCTCCGTTAGCGCGTAATTGTTCAATTGCCTGCGGAGAGTCAATCCCAGCAAATTCAGGGCGAAACGCACGCACTGAGTTATCAAACTCTTTTTTGGCTTTTTTTGTAATCTTCCCGCTTTTAATCATTTCAAGCGCAGCGTCAGTAGGCATAGTGCTGAAATTGAGCGAGTTGTACCCCATTGGCACATACATCAAGTTTGCGTTGCCACCCATAGATTCCGCTTGAACTGCTCGGTTCCTAAGTGCGCTCACAATAGATTGCCCGCTGGCCCATATTGTTGAATCAGGCCCACCCTTGGCCCCATGCGTCAGCATAAAATCCGGCCCGCCCTCTAGCTCTACTGGGTTGTTAAACTTGACGCCCTCAACCTCAGTCAGCAACTTCCCGGCTGCGGTTCTGTCACCAACTGCGGGCACAATGTATTGCCCCTGTAGGTCTTCAAGCGAAATGTTTTTCCTGGCCGGCAGGTTTTTAATTGTTTCGGTAGCAAACGATATATCTTGATATGGCTTCTCTAATTTCTTACCCAAGCCAATGGGATGCCAATATCCAGCTGCTCGCGCCTCTTGAGCGCTCATTTTTGGCACGGCAGCTTTGCCCAGCAGCCCGCCAATAGCCACTAAAGCATCCGGCGCATTGGCCGCAGCCTTGAAGATTCCAGCGGGCGCGCCGAAGCCGGGCATGTTGCCAATGGCCTGCGCAGTCCGATACGCCTCCTCGTTGGCATAGGTTGGCTTATCCAACCCAAGGTAGCCACGCGCAGCGCCACCGACCATTGATGCAAACGGGTCGCCCACGTATTGCCTGTACGCATCCAACAGCCCAACGCCACGCCTATCTGCCATCTAAACCTCCATCAGCTCGCCACGAAACTCAACCACACCCTCGCTCACCACGTTGACCACCTCGGGCCACAGCAGGCGGCCACCGCGCCAGGTCATCACCACAAACCCCGAGCGCCAATCCGCTGGCGAATCCTCCCGGTACATGAACGCCGGCCAATCCGGCTCAGCCAGCATCCCGGTGTCCACGCCGTATGCGGTGCGCCTGTCGGCGTATGCCGAGATAGGCATAACTTTCAGGCTGTGCAGGTGGCCGGTAACGAACGACATACCCATTGAGCCGCGCACGTTGTTGGCAGGCGCGTACATGCCGCCCCTGTAGCGGTGCTTGATCACCGTGTCGTCGTTGACCCGTAGCGACCAGCAAAATTGCCACTCTGGGAACAGCGTGCGCAAGTCCAGCCCTGGCATGTCTGCAAGCTGCGGGGCTTGAGTGGCCAGGTAGGTATGCAGCCGGATGTCGTGGTTGCCCAGCGTCCAGATGCGCAGCGCACCTTTTGATAACTCAGCAATCTCCGTCAACCGCTCCTGGCATGCGCGCAGTTCTGCGGCAGGTGTGTGCGGCTTTTCGCCAAAAATCGCCGGGTGCCGGCTGATGCTTGCACCGTCCAGCGCGTCGCCGTTGCACACAACAAGCGCGGGGCGCAACTCGGGCAGCAACTTCAGCAGGGCGCGATTCGCAGTTGAGATACAGTCTGGCTGAAAGTGGGCGTCCGAGAACACCACCGCGCGACCGTCTGTGATCGTTGTGCTGATGCGCCCGATGCTGCGCTCCACCATTGCCTTGGTTGGCACGCCCTGTGCATCCATGGCCGACTTGGCCGGAGCAACGCCTACAGCACGCATGCGCGTCACCATTGCGCGCGTGGACATACCAAACTTTGCCGCTAGTTTTGCTGGGCTTTTGGTTTCGCGTAAAGCCTCCAGCAACTGCTCATCCGTGAACTTGCGCACAGCCATCAGGCACCTATCTCGCCCGCAGGCTCTAGCACTTCAATCGTCTCAATCATCCCGGTGGGAATCTCGGTCACATGCGCGTGGCCGCCGTCGGTGAGCGTGGCTACCACCTGGCACCAGTTCTCATCCAGGTGCACAAGCCAGCCCACAGTGAGGCAGATGTGCATGGCTTTGCGCTTTGGTGGCCGGGGTTGCTGGCCTTCTTGCCAGTGCGGGGATGTCGACATTGCTGCGTCCGTCCACTTCACCCGCACCATCACCGCAGGCTTAGATCCGCTTTTTTTCTTCTTGCTCGTAGTCACGCGCACAGAACTCCAAAAGCTCAGAAACCCGCAGCAAAGCGGAGCCAGCTCGCAACGCGGTAATCCGCATGCCGATAGGCACCGGGCCGTCGCAAGCCACTTGAATGTCGAACGTCGGCCCTTGCGCTTGGGCCGGAACCATCGCGGCCACAAACGCAAAAGCGGCTTTCATGGCTGATCGCTAATGGGCGTTGCGCCCAGCCCTCTGGAGCGGCTTGTAGTGAACGAGGAACCAAGCCAGAAGCCCGCCACAGCGCCCAGGACGCCTGTGACGACGCTCGATGCAATGGCTGCACGCAGTTCACTGGTGAACCCATCCCCGCCCGTCAGTACCGCGTACACGGTGCCGTAGAGAAGCGGCAGCAGGGCGAGACTGATCCAGAACGCCGGCATGCGGATAAAGCTGGCCCCGTCTGCCGCAGTCCTTGCGGAAAACTCGCGTGCGGCACTGATGCCCCCGCCAATCTCTTGCAGCTCGTACCACATGGCCTGCACGGCTTCCGTCGCCTGCTTGCGCATCTGCGGATCGGCCTGCACGGTTTCAACAGCGGCCTGCAGGTTGGCCGTGTTGGTGGCCGCAATCACTGTCTCGGCAACCTTCTGCGCGATGGCCGCCGTCTTATCTGTTCGCGGCCCAGATCCAAACAGCTTGGCAATCTCGGGGATGGCAGAGATAAGGCTCGGCATGAGCGCCGCGACGATTGGGGCCATAGTTTGTTCCACGTGGAGCGCAGCCACCGGCTGCATGGTTGGGAAGTCGCCAATCTCTGGCGTAGCGCTAGGCGCTACATCGGCCCGCAGGAACAGTGCGCGTTCAGCAGCACGTCTGCGCACTAAGCCTGGCAGTTGCTTGCCAGCGGCATACGTCCAGCGTGCAAACTGCTCGGCAGCACCCGCGTAGTTGTGGGCGTTCAGCAGGCGCAGCAGGGTGGACTTGCGCAGCGCCTCCGCGCCCAGGTTGTAAGCAAAACTTACAAGTGCGGCAAACTGGTTGGAGTTGAGCGGCACGCGCACCATGCGCTCGACTTCGCGCTCGAAAGCCCGTAGATCACTGCGCAGATATTCCTCGGCCTGCTCTGCGGTGATCTGCTCGCCCATCTGCACCTTGTAGCCCGTGGGATACACAGTGGTACCGTAGCCAATGGTTGGAACGCCTGCGGGGCACCGATACGCGCGCAGCCGCAGCCCTTCGAACTCTTTTATAAGTTCGACGCCGGCCTGGTTGGTGAACATCGGCTACTTGATGAACTTGGCACCAAACTGCGCAAGCGTGAACAGCACCATCGCGGCGAGCCACACACCGACGCCACGGTTCACCCACTGATCGACCTTGCGATCGGTTTTGACAATGGCCGCTTCGTTGACTGCGATTTTCGTCTCGCAGGCACCGATACGCTCACCTTGTGTCGTCTGGCGCTCTTCGATTAGCACCAAGCGCATTACCGCGTCGGTGAGCTTGTCTACCTTGGCTTCCAAGCGCAGGAAATCGGGATCGGCAGTCATGCTGCCTCCAGCGCGGCAACGCGGGCACGCAGCGATTGCAGCTCGGCGATGATGTTGGCGATGAACTCGGCGCTGCCGTACTCCATGCTCTGATATCTAGGCGAACCGTCGTCGTTCACCGCGTCTTTTTCACCGCACACACTGCGCGGCGCAACTTGTGCAACTTCATGCGCAATGAATCCGACCCCTTGGGAGCCGTCACCAACCCATGTCCATGTCTTTGGCTGCAAAGCATCAATAAACGCGCCGCTGCCAGTCAACGGTTGCGGGCTGCTCTTTAGGCGGTAGTCCGATGCGGAGTTGTATGAAGTTGTTGCGCCGTTAAGCGAAACCGAACCCGAATACACGGTGGATGTGCCGATATTCGCGTAGAAATCCATCGCAGCACCGACATTGTTCCAAGTCCCAGTCGCAATGCCGACGTTTGATGCGCTGGTTGGGATCAGTTTTGCGTTTGCAGATGAGCCGCCGAATGTTGTTGTTGCGGTGCCAAGCAAAAACTGCCCGTCAGTTGAGAATCGAGCGCGCTCTGGGCCGCCAGAGCCAACGTAAATAATCAACGGCAGCGCCGTACCGCTACCGGTATTTGCTGACGTCAGGCTTGTGGAAGTGGAGGAAATGCCAAGCCCAACGTAACCCGCATTGGTCGGGTCTGAGTTGTTAAACGCAGTGAGCGCAGACACCGTGCCGCTGCCATTCGGCAATACATTGACACCCGTCGCGCCATTGGTTGTGCTGGTCTGCAGCGATGTCCGGTTCGTCAGCGTCGCGTTGCTAAAGTCGCCCTGTATCCGCGCGCCCGTGGCGCTGAACGTGTAGGTGGTGGCCGATGTGCCTGCCCGCGTCTGGGCGATAAAAGACGCATGGGCGCGCAGGTAGTCGTCTATCGTTCCCCTGGCCGACTCTGCGCCTGCCGGTGAGTTAGACGCCGCTGTGGTGGACAGGTCGGTGATGGCTGATGGTACGGGCATGGTTCATCCGGGCAAAAAAATAGCGCCGGCATCGGAGTTCTCCGACAGCGCGGCGCTGGGTGGCGTGGCAGGATGTGGCGGTTATAGAAAGGCGTCTGATGGATAGCGAGCAGTACTACAGAATCCTGGCGGTGGCGGCCATCTCTGCGGTTGTGCCGACCGTTGTGTCACTGATTCAGCAAGCCTTGCAGCGCAGGGCTGAGCGCAACACCACCCGGCACGGCAAGCCTGCGAGCCGCGTCCGATAGCAACCCATAGCCTGCACCTTGGCGTCCGGTGAGCAGGTTGGATAGCGCACGCTGACCGGTGGCGGTGTAAGCCAATGCGGGCACTGCACCCAGAGCCAGCCAAGGGTTGATCGTGACGGCCCCGCCCGCAGCGCCACCGGCGATGGCTGCAGGAAGTAGGCGGCCAGCAGTACCGGAGTCCGGCGTTCTTTGAGCCAGTACAGACTTGCCAGCGTCCGACAAGTCCTGCATCAGCGCATCACCTCTTGCGAATCGTGATCGCGTCGGGTCAAGCGCCCGCACTGCGTTTTGCAGTTGCGATGCAGAGAAAACCCCATCATTGGCACCAACAGACGACGCTGCACGCTGAGTGCGCAGGAAGTTTGCGTAGGCAGTATTGGCCGCCCTTACAGCATCCGCTGCACCCCGCGGTGCTTGGCGCTGCACCGCATCTCTCAGTGCCGTCTGCGCTTCCGAAATTGCCTGGCCAAGTTGACGCTGATCAAAATCAAGCGATCTGCCATACCCTCGAGCCATCTGCCCGAGCTGACTTTCAGCGGCCTTCATTGCCTCCGGCGTCAGTATGCCGTTCTGCGCCCTGTCGGCAACCTCGGTCTGCAAGAGTCTCGAAAACTGATCCGCCGTCTCTTTCGGCAAAAAGGTTAGCCTGTTCTGCAGTCCGGTAAGGGCGGTCGACAACTGTGGATCAAGTCGAATTGGCCCGACCGCATTCAGCGCGTCGTCGTAAGCCTGTCCGATGCGCTGCCCAACAAAGCGCACTGCGTCTCTGCCTGCAACGCCATCCGGCAATTGCTCGCCAAACGGAGCAAGCGCCCGATTAAATGCAGCGCGGTTAAATTGCTCATTCGCCCTGCCCTGACCGCTAGCGATAGCAGAGCCAAGCAACGGCACGCTGGTCAGCTTTTCTTCTGCCGTCTTGAAGCCGCCGCCCATGATCTGGCCAATGGTTGGCGTGACGCCTTCGCGCTGCAGTAACGCCACCTGCGGGTTGACGGTGGGAGATATAGCGCGGCCCAACATGTTGCCAACCGGGCCAGCAACAGCGCCGCCTAGCGCGCCGGCTTTCAGTTGCCCTAGCTTTTGCTCGCCAAAGTTGCCGCCCATGACTGGCTGCAGCGCACCGGACAGCGCGCCGCCGCCCGCGCCAAACGTGGCCGCCGCACCAAGCGTGCCGCCAGCCGGAAGCGCCATTGTCAACGGCAACGCACTTGCGACGTTTCCAAACATGCGACCGAAATCAAAGTCGGTCTGGCCGCCGCGTACGTTGGTCTTGTATTGCGCGTCTTGCTGAGTGACGTACTTGTCGAACTCGGCGGCTTTGTTTGCAGCACCAGGCAAGCCGACAGCAGCACCGGTTTGGGTAAACAGCTGGCCCAGCGCGTTTATAGGGTCTGCAATGCCTTGGGCTACGCCTTGCACGCCACGCATGAAGGCACCGGGGCGCTCTTGCTCTTGGGCTTGCGCCATTGCCGACATAAGCTCGCCAGACAAATCCCTGCCGCCTTGTGATTGCGTGCCGGAAATTTCCGCAGACAGATCGCGGCCTTTTGATTGGGCTGGTTGTTTTTGCACGGCGTTCACATAGTTTGCGGTTTCGGCAGGCATTGGTTTGCCGTTCACTCCGTATCCCGTTTTGAGATACGCACGCATGTTGCCCGGCCCCCAGTTGTACGCACGCAATGCGTCTTCAACAGAACCAAACTCGGTGTACAGCGAAGTCAGGTACTTCCTTGCCGCTTCTCTAGATTGGCCTTCATTAAACGGGTCAATGCCGAATTGCTTGGCCGTTCCTGGCATGAACTGATAAGCGCCCATTGCACCGGCCTTTGACACGGCGCGAGGATTGCCGCCAGACTCGGCCATTCGCAGCCGATCTAGCAATTCGTCTGTGATTGCCATGTCTACTGAATCCGGTAAATTTGGCTAAGCGAATCGATAACTTGCTGGCGTGTAATGCTTGGGTTTGCTTTCCTCATGCTGGCGAACGTTGCGTCAACATCGGCCTGCGTTGCTACCGGCTTAGGCCCAAGTACTTTGCCCTCCACCCTTGGCGTCCCTAGCCCGGTTGGCTGCTGCGGCAGTGACTGCGGGGGTTGCGGCGCTGGTGATGGTTGTGCTTGCGGTGGCACAGCAGACGCTGGCCGTAGCGTCGGCGCTGGCGCGGGCGACGTAGGCGGCTGCTTATACCCTTCGCTGTAAAACGTCGTGATTCCTTGCTGCATTAGCTCGTACTCCCGCTTGAAGAGCTTGAGTTTTTCAACCGCAGCAGCAGGCTCATCGTTAGCAGACGGAACAAACGGCTTCAGGCGCGGAAACTCTGCAGCACTAACAGCAGCTCCTGATCTGTCATGGATTTTCATGCTGCCGATGTCTGCAATCATTGCCCGGATTGCAACGCCTTCCGGGTCGGTGCGCTGACGCACAGCATCGCCCATCAGGTTTTTTAGACCAAGCGCATTGGGGTACTTCTGAACCTCTGTAATTGCTTCGTCAATCTTGTTCAGCGCAACCTGATTCTCAATGTATCCATTTGCCACGGTGGCCGGCAGTTCTTTTAACGGCTTGAGTACACGATCGCCAGTAAGCGTCCTGGCGTCCTGAACTAAGCCAGTCGTATTGTCGATAACGCTAACCCCGCCGCCTTCCGTTGCAATGCCAGAGAAACTTGGCGATCGCGCTTTGAGCACGCGGTGCACAACTTGATCTGGTTGGCCTTCTGGGAAATATTCAATCGTCGTGCCAGTGTCTCTGCTGCTGTATTTGACTGGGCCGGTGGCCTTGCGGAGGACGGCCGGGTTGTTGCTCGCGGCAAACGCGGCAACCGAATCTGGTGTGTATTCGCCTGGATTGATCTTTGCCCACGGCGAATCGGCTTGCATGTCTTTGCGCAGCTTCATGGCCTGCAGCGGGCTGACTTGCATCAGATTGTTGAAAAACTTGCCCTGGTCAAACCCGCCCTGCGTCGGCAACGAAACTGATTGCTTGGGGCCGACAGTGTTTAATCCGCTGTTGGTTGCTTGCAGCAAAGCCGAATCAAACTCAGTATCGCCAGACATGTTTGCGAGCAGCATCTGCCCTTGTTGTGAGCCAGGCGCAACGCCGCCGCCAAGTGAACCAGGAGATGGCGGGACAAACGAATTGCGTGCAGCGGCTTTGATCTGCGCATCTAGATCGCGCGCGGTCTGCCGGTCTTCGTCTTCCTGCTGCATCTTGCGCATCTGATACGCCTGCAGCATCTGCTTGTAGCGGTTGGCTTCCGCAGCCTGCTGTGCAGCCGGGAACGCGCCAAACGCAGCGCCTAGCCCGCCACCCTGCGACATAGGCGTCAGCAATGCCTGCGACGCACCCAGCAGGCCCATGGTGATCGGGTCATTGAACCCACCGCGTGCATCGAGCAATCCCGGCATGTCAGCCTCTGTTTTCAGGAACGTAGTCGGGGATGGGTTGCCCACCATAACCCATAGCAGTTGGTGCGGCAGCCGGTGCAACACGGCTAGGCATGGCAGGCGGTTGGTAGCCCTGTCTGCGCGACAGCAGGCCGCCCATGTAGTTGTTCATCATCTGCGCGCTGCGCGTGTTGCCGCCGTACTGCGGGAACGGTGACTGCCCAAAGCCGCGAAACATGGCGCTGAATTGCGGCGCGTACATGCCGGGGTTTTGCATAGCAGGCCCGCCGAGCAAGCCGCCGAGATACTGCGAGCCTTGCGGCATGTAGCCGCTGGTGATGTTTGACCAATTCATGGTTGCCCCTTACCAGATCGTTCCGTTGCCGTTGGCGAATTGAAAAGCCGCGTCGTTATTGAACCCAGCCATTTCGGCAGATGAAGGCCCGCTTGCAAATGGATTGCCGCCGCCCAGCAGGCCAAAGCTGCGCGCCATACCAAGCCCGCCCGCCGCACCGCCCAGCGTGCCCAGCATCGGGTTGATGGACTGCGTGCCAGTAGCGGTGCGTCCCAAGTTGGGATTGAACATAGACGCAAACACGTCGAGCTGCTGACGCGGGTAGTTGTTGGCGTCCTGGAACTGCGCGTAGTCGGCGTTCAGGTAGTTTTGGCCGAGTGCCTGCTGCTGCTGGCCGATGCTGTTCAATGCGTTTGCATTGCCAAAATCGAACGCTTGTCGTGCGCCGGCAAAGGCAGGAGCGGCCTGCACTGCACCGAGCTGGCGGCCACGCTCTGCCTGATAGTTTTGCCCGTACAGGTTGTTTGCAAACTGACCCAGCGAGTCACCGAATGCGCGGTTCTGCTGGCCCTGCAGTTCCGACTGAGCGCTGCCACCAAACGCGCCACCAAAGCCCGCTGCGGCGTTGGTTTGCGCTGCTGTGCCCGTCTTGTACGCATCGGCCATGCGGCCTGCAGCGGCATCGTAGGTGCCTTGCAGGTATGGGTTGCTATCTGGCGACAGGTACGCGCCCGACATCGTTTTGGACAGTTCGCCTTGCGCCTGATCGAACAGCGGCTGGTTGTAGTTGGCCGCATTGCGTGCCATGTCCATGCCGGCGAGCGTGTCTTCGCTAAACGGAGCGACGCGGTTGTATCCGTACTCGTTGTACGGCAGGTTTGCAACGTCCTGCACCCTCTGGGCGTATTCTGGCGCATAGGGCTGCAGGAAGTCTGGCAACTCTTGCTTGCTGATTTGCGTGCCGCCGCCTCGTCTAGACGCCATGCCGCCTAGCAGACTGCCGCCTGCCGTAAGTGCTGCTGCCGCAATGATTGGCATGTTTACGCCCCTTCAATCAATTGGTTATCCACTGCGCCCGTGTCGGTGCAGTCGGTTGCATGAACGCAATACCAAACCGCGTCCTCTATGGCCTCTACGACGTGACTCGCTCCGGCCTTAATCACTATGCAAGCCGGTGCGCTGTACTCGCTCACAGCGTCATCCACGCCGACATACACACGCCCGCTAGCCAGCACCGACAGGTGATCGAACTCATGCTTGTGCTGCACAACGAATGAGCCGGCAGGCAGGCGCATTTCCTTGGCGTACACGCCACCGCCGAAGTGATGCATCTGCTGCGGAGAAAACGGCCTGTGCGCAGCTTGTTGCAGCGCAATCTCTGCGACGTTCATCAGTTCCCCGTCAGTGCGCGAGCAGCCACCCAAGTGCCAGGCGTGCCGCTCGCAACGCACACCCACTCCGTAATCACATACTTGCTGCCAGCCGTACCCAGTTCTGTTGGCGTGCTGTTGCGCACCACATCGCCCTGCATCCAGTCGCCCGTCGTCGGAAACGAGGTATTAGCGGCGTGGATGGAGGCAATGCGGCCTTCTGTTGCCCCATTCACTTGGCGGGCAAGGCTTGCCAGCAAGTGCTTTAGAAACGGCAGGAAGGTTGGCCCCGTCAGCGACGGCAGCACCGGGTCTTCGTTTAGCTTCACTCGGAACTGACTCCAGACAGATCGACATCCAGCGCGGTGATTTCAAACCCGCCTGTGACGGTCATATCCACCTGATGCCAACGCGCCTCAACCAGCACATCGAACCTCTTGTCGGCGTAGGTGGCGGATTGGTATGTGGACGGCACATCACCCAGCGCATCGCCCACCAGCAGGTTCATGCTGGCAGCGGTGGGGTTTGCAATGAATCGCGGGCGCACCCGGCGCATGAGCGACAGATTGCCGTCAGTGCCGAAATACGTTGTGCGGAATGTGCTGCTGTTGGCCGAGCCGTTCAGCGTTGCGATACGGTCGCCAGTGGTGACGATGGCCGCCGCTTCCATATCCGCGTCACGGAACAGGTCGTCGTAGCTCGGTGCGTCGATTGCCTCATACGTCACGCCAACCGGCGGCACGGTATCGAACGTACTGGACGGGGCCAGGTACTGCAGGCCAAACCTTGCTGCGTAGTTGCGCCCTCTGCCCCACTTGCCGGTGATGAAAGAGTAGATCAGGCAGTCATTCAGGCTGCCGGTCGACTCGCTATTGGCAAACAGGATGTAGACGACGCCTTCTGCGCGGTCTACAACGCAAGAGGTTTTCTCACGGTAGGTGGGGTTCAGTCGTTGGTAAAACCACCGACGTACTATCCCGTCCCCAATTTTAACAGGGCGCGAGCCGTCAAACACATACATGCCGCGCGGGCCGACAACAAAATGTGCGGGCGCACCATTCACCACAATCTGCGCCACCGCGTACTTGCCGACGCACCCGCCATCACCTGGCACTAGCTGCCAAGTCCACCACAGCGGCGGGCCGGAATTAGTTCCCAGATACACGCCCGAATTCTTGTACACCACCATCTGCTCGCCCAGCGGCTTGGCGGCACGAATGGGGCCGGGTGTGGCATACAAGCGTCCACGCACAGAGCCGCTTGCAATGGCAGGCGTCCAGTCCGTAGCGTTGGCCTGCGCACTGCTCCACCAGCCGTCGTCGTAGTCCCAACTTGCGCCGTCCGATGCGTTGAACGCCATGACAAACAGGCCAACCGTTTCGACAATCTCAGCACGCGGTGCGCCAGTGATGTCAGCAAACAGGCTGCCAGTGGATACCTGCATCACCGTGCCGTTGTTGGCCGCCAGCACTTGGTTGCCGAAGGTGGTGAAGTACCAGCTACTGGACGCGGGCGCGGAGTAGTTACCTGCTGAGCGGGTAACGTCCGTCCATGTCGATCCGCTGGCCGAGTACAGCTTGGTGGCCGTGCCCATGTATAGCGTCTTGCTGCTATCCACGCGCTCCACAGTGGCCGCGCCATAGACTTCCGATGCAGCGGTAGCGATGCCCGTATCCAGCGCCTCTGGAGCGGATTTGATAGAGCGCTCGATGGGCATGACGCCGGTAGCGTCTACCAATGCGCCAGCCACACCCGGGTCAGCGTCCGGTGCGAATTGAGTTAGCGGAACCAGCATGTCAACCGAACCGGATGTCGTAGGCCGGCAGGTGCACCGGCAGTTCGCGCTGCTTGTACCAGGTGGCCGAATTCTCGACGTTGCGCAGCTCGTTGCGGTTCAGTTCCGCGATGCGCGCAATGGTCATCTGTTCGTACTGCACCAGGCGCGTGTCATCCAGCACGAACTTGCGCGCCTCTGCGAGCGATGCCATGAGATACACATCTGGGTAGTCCTGCAGCACCCAATTGGTGTCGCTGTCCGCTACCAAGTTGGGCAGACGCACCGAGTAAATAAAGGTGGGCGATGAACTGTCAGCTGGGTAGACCTTGATCTGGTTGTTGACGATGGAATACACCGGGTAGGTGGGCCGGATGCCGCCCTGATCCATCGCCCGCATGTCTGCAGCGGTGATGGCCTTGTATTCGACTGTGCCTAGCGTCATTGAGATTGCCGCGCGGAAATCATTCGGCAGCGAAGCAATGCCATTGACCACGCTCAGCGTCGTGGACGCTTCCATGCGTGGCGACGTGATGTTGCGGGCAAGTCGGTTAGTAGCAAACTCGATGAACGTCGGAATCCTGTCTGTCAGATCGTTGCGATGCAGCCATGCGGCTACCTGCGTCTTGAGTTCCGCGTAGGTATCGAGCGCCATAGTTCCCTCTGGTGATGGTGGGGCCAGCCTTGTGAGCCGGCCCCTTACTGCTTAACGCCTAGGGCGATCAGCCGTCAGCGTGGATGCGCGCAGCCAGTTGAGCGCGGATCGTCTTGTAGCCGTACAGAACGTCAATCCTGCAAGGCATGGTGTCCGTGCTAATTGCGTACTGGCGCACGGTACGAAGCGAGATGCCGTCATAGACTTCACGCGCAGCAAAGTCCACGCCTTTGGGCATCACCAGGTCAGCGGTTGCAAAGGCAAAAGCATCGCGGTGGAAGACCATCGACGGGGTGAGCTGCTCCGAAGCGCCAGCGCCAACCTTCACAATGGCCGAGCTGTTCGCCATACCGGCAGCAACGACGTTCTGACGACCGCCCGACGTGTAGATGGCCGGAGCGAACGCCAGCGAACCAGCGCCGCCAGCGTAATCAGCAGTCACCACAAACTGCTGCAACACGCCCGTCGAAACCTTGGTCTCAGGGTGAACGCGGAAGCAACCCGCAACGGTGAACACGTCGCCAGCCTTAAACGTAGTGCTGCCAGTCTGCACGGTGACAGCGGTCGAGCCGTTGGTGGTCACTGCACCGTTGACGGTGTAGGTGGTCGTCTTGGCAGCGGTGCCGGTGGTGTGGTTGGTCAGCAGCGTGTTTTCGTAGAAGTCGAAACCACCGGTGCGGCCCATCATGCCCTCGCGGTACTGTTGCTTGATCGCGTTGGAGTCCTGGAACAGACCTTTCAGCGAATCCACCAGCTTGGCAGTGTGGTCGGTAGATAGCAGCGCATAACGGTTGCTGTCCATCGGAGCCAGGTTGTCGTTGAGCAGCTTACGGCCCTGCATCAGATTCAAGAACGAGATGGCACCCGCATCGTTGTCAACGATGTTGTACACGTCCTTGTACATGCTTAGCGCATCGGCTTCGATGTTCGCAGCCAGCACAGCCATCGCAGGCTCAAGAATGCGAGCAGAGAAGTCGTCCAGGCTCAGGGTCAGCTCGGCGCTGCTAAAAGTGATGTCCACGCCCTTTTGCGTAGCGATCTGCAGCGTGGTGCTGGTCTCGGTGGTGTCTTGCGTGGACAGGTTGGCACCGGTGCGAACGGTGTACTCGTTGGGCAGACGGATTTTCAGCGAGTCGCCGATCTTTGCGCCGCTGTTGGCGAAAGAGTCGTCGTAGGTGCGATTGATGTTGCCAACGAAATTAAGGCGCTGGTGGAGGATCTGCAGAGCCTTGCGGGTCACTGCGGTGGGGGTAAGGATGGTATTAGGCATGATTGCGTCCTGGAAATGAAAAAAGCCGCTTTCGCGGCTTTGGGTTTGTGTGTGACTAAGTTGTGGTGAGTGCTATCGGCGTGCAGATGCCGTGCGCCGCTGTTCGTGGCGCATCCAGTCTTCGATGCTCATCTTGTCGGGATCAACCGTGGCTTTTGCGTTGCCGCCGCTGATGGTGCGAACAGGTTTTGCAGCGACTGCCGGTGCAGCAGCGCCCGCCTTTTTGGTCATCTCTGCGAGCACCTTTTGCGCATGAAGTGCCTTTACGATCCACGGTTCGCGGATGCCGTTTAGCTGCTCTTCTTTTGCGCCCAGTGACTTCGCTACTTCGCGCAGGGATTGCGCGTAGTCGGGTGACCACCCTTTAATCTCGCGGCTCAATGCCTCGTTTGCCTCTTGCAGTTGCTTGGCAGTTTCCTGCTGCTCTTGCATCGCGCGTTGGCCTTCGTGCTGCTGGATTTGTGCGACAAATTGTTGGCGTGAGTCTTTGAGTTGCTGGTACTTCATAAACTCGCGCTGGGCCAGTTCGCCGTTGCTCTGGCTTAGGCTGTCCCAATCAACGCCTGCGTATTGCTGCAGACGCTCATCCAGCGCAGTGAGTCGCGCCACCGCTTGGATGTTTGCCCTTTCAGCCTCGATGCGTGCCTGCTGCTGCGCGAATGTCTGCTCGGCTTGTTGGCGTGTTTGCGCCAGTTCCTGCGTCTTTCGCGTGTAATCGGCTTGCCGAAGGATTGCGTCCTTCAACTCAGGCGGGAGTGCGTATTTCTTCCCTTCGTACTCGACTTCCTCAAAAACCTCTGGGTCAACGCCTTGCGTATCGCCATCGGTGTCGTCGGACTGGTCTGCAGTGGGGTCGCTTCCGATCTCGGGCTGCGCTTGGTCGAGCGCGGGCTGCGAGAGTTCCGCCGCTTCCGGCAGATTGTTCTCTGTGTCGTTCATGTGTTTCCGAAGTGAACGCGCAATAAAAAAGCCGCCCGAAGGCGGCTTGTGCTAACCGATTGCGCTGCGGTTAGATACTGGCGAGCAGGACGGCGATGTCGTCTTCGTCGTCGCGCTCTATCTGTTCGCGCATGAGGCGCGCGATGAGTGCGGTTTGCAGTGCGTCTGCGTAAACCTTGCGGATATCTTCGCTAATCCGTCGGGCCTCTTTGGCAAGCCCAGCGTAATCCGGCCCCTTGATAGGCTGCACCACCACGGCCTGCGCAGCCACAGCGGCAGGTGCTTCTACGTCTTGCGTGGCAGCGTCTTGTGCGTCTTCTTGTGCGGCGTCGTAGGCTCTACGCACGCTCATCGGATCGAGCGGATCGACTTCCATCCACCTGCTACCCACCCGCACGCGGTAGCGCGTCCTGGGCGCATAGCCAGGCGTTGCACTAGGTGCTACGGTGAGCGGCGGCAAGATTTCGCAACGCTGGCCCGCAGCGACTGCGTTGCCTACTCCACAGCCAATTAGCTGGCCACCAGTAACGACAGAGGACTGACCGGCGGCCGCTGCACTCCCAAGCAAAGTAAAGATGCTTGTGTTCACGGATACCGCTGCGCCTGTCGGCCCTCCCGCAACCGCATTCCCGACGCCCAGTCCAATTGACTGACTTAATGCAAACGTGTTGCCCGCAGCGGTTGAGCCACCCACCCCGGCGGCAATGTTCTCGTTTAATGCAAACGAGTTGCCAGCTGCAATGGCAGAGCCAACAATTGTGTCAACGGTTTGCGAAGCAAGGCCAAGAAATATTCTGGGCTTTTGTTGTGGCGCAAATATTTGCCAAGGATTGTCTAGAAGCTCTAGCCCTGCGTCTGTATTTTGTCTTGTGCCAAAAATAAGAAGACTAAAAAATCCACTAAACCTTGTTCCTACGCGGTTAGCCAATTTCAGGTTTTGGCTTGGCGTAATTGTTCCGCTTAAATCAGCAGTTATATATCTATTCGCTCTGCGGTCGATGTACAGCAGAACAGGGCTAGATGACTTCCAAGTGCCAAAATAAGTATGAGAAGACGGGTCATTAAATAAAGCTGCGCTTGCTGCGTCAGCAGAGCCGCCAGCGTTAACTTGTGTGCGAAGAGTTACTCCCCCACCGGAAGCTCCTGTTGTAAGCAAATCGAAGCCTGCTGTTGAGCTTGATGATCGAGCAGCAATAGGGAAGGTGTTTGTCTGAGTTCCTTGTGAAAACACAGAAATGATCGAAAATTCGGTAAGGCTTGGTAACGCGCCAAGGTCAATGTCCGGGCTATTTGCCGCGGTTGTCGTAACTCCAACGCTTGAGCCGCCCAAATAAGCATTGGCTCTTACTGACTGGCCGTCGAAGTTATTAACTGAGTTTCGCGCAATACCATTGCGCACACTGAACCGCATTGTCGGGTTCGTGCCGCTCCATACAGTGTCCAAGCCAATGGCTTGAGCAAGCGGATTGCCTAAATCTACTTGCAGCAAACCTTGCGGTTGTTGCCGCCACCGTTTTGCAAGAAAAACACTCACGGTATTATTACCAGTGCGGTTGCCATTTTAATTAATTACGCCACGTCGTATTTAATACCGACAAACTCAAAACTGTTGGTATTAACGGCGTTATTTCTAAGATTGACCGCAGTATTGTGGGCAACGTATAACCCCCAAAACTTAGGCATCACACCGCCAAACAACGCCGCAACCGAAAACGGCAAAACGATGTATTGCACATCGCTGGTATTTGCAGGCACAGCAACAGACGCGCCAAACCGCAAGGCGTTCAATATTCCAGTATTGGTCAGCGTTTCCGCGCTGTCAGTACCGTCTAAAACGTCTAAGGCCGTCGTTGCCAGCGAAGTATCAGCACCCCACACATAAACGTTTATTGTCGTGTTTGCAGTTGGTGTCGTGCCGACACTGACAAAACCACTGACAAGACAATCGTTGAATTTGTTGGATGTGTTATCAATTTGACTTGACTCGCGCCCAGCAACAAACGTAGAGTTTGAGCCAAGATTTGCCAAGTCCATCGTAATGGCAGTGTTGCTGCTGTAATTAGTGGTTGTGGTAGCCATTACAACTCCAATAATTTAAGTGTTTACGCAGACGCCGCGGGCTTTTTCGGCAACGCTTATTGTCATGCAGATACCGCATTGTCAATTAAGAATGCGTGAACAAGAACCGCCCCGAAACCGCCGCCGCCAATATTACCGTCTGAAATCCCAACTGTGACATACATCATTTTTTGTTCAGAATTATACGCAACGCTTTTGATATATGTATTGCTGTAAGTTGTTTCGCCCGGAATATTTAATTGAAATGCTGCGTATGGCTTTACGTTGTACATTCTGTTGGTTGCCGGATTTGATGCTACAGCAGCCAAATCATCTAAATCATAAGCGATCACTCTTACGCTGTACGGATAAGCGTGAGTTCCTTGGGCCGTATCATCTGGATCATATATTTTCTCTCCAAACGTTCCCGTTCCACCGTTCTCGCCGTAAGAATTTATTCCATCTCCGGATCTGCCTACAAATAACAGCGATCTAGTTCCGTTTGGTATTACCATCCCAGTGAAATTGCCTTTTGTCCCCCACAAAAACGGAAACTTTGGACGAGGCGTTATCCACCAAGGGTCAATCATCGGCGTACCGCTGCCATCATTTGGCGGATAACCAACTAACTGCTTTCCCGAAACATAAGGAACAGTTTTATATGTACTTGAAGACGTTGGGTTGGCAATGGGCCAATTCTGACCAATTGTTGCCGTTCTTGACGGCCCGTCATACGATGTAATTTTAATTCCAACAGATGACGAGGACGGAACAACTATAAATTGCCCTTCGTAGTATCCGGTCGTGCTGTTGGCAGATGTTGCCAGTTGAATTGTGTTTGACGATCCGCCTTGAGCTGTGCCGGTGTTTTTCGTCGCCAATGCCGTTGAAATGGTTGACATATCCACGGAGATTGCACACGGGCCGGTAGACAATGATTCGTTAATACTGCCCCAAGATTTTCCAAACAGCATATTGCCGCCTAGTGCCGTTTGATAATTTACGCCACCAACCAGTGTGCTTGGTATGTTGCACGCGCCGCCCGCAGTCCACCTTGTTTCTGTTTGGTACAGCGGGTCATAGATAACAAATGGCCCTTCAACGCTTCCGGTTGTACTAAGATTAAAGGGTCTTTTATAAAATACGCTATAAGATGAAACTGTTGGGTATGAGTCCCCGTAGGTAAAATATAGACTAGACGAATAAACAGACATTCCGTTTATGTTTCTAACCCCTGACCCAGATACGCCGGACGTAGAAAAGCCTCCTTCAGACGGGTCTGTAGCAGATTGAAGTATAGTTGCCGTAGGAACGCTTGTTAATTCGGCGTTTGATACAAAATTTGTAATTTTGTATAACGTCGGGTAATTTACTTCTCCGGCGTTTGTTCCGCCCGCGATGTTGAAGGTATTTACCGAGCCAGTTCCGCTTGGGTTAAACCACAGCGCATTTCCTCCGTAAGCAAATCCAGTCGTGCCTCGCGGAAGCAAAAAAGTGCCTTGATATACGACGTTTTCTTTTTTTACTAACAGAGAGCTAGACGGCGATCCGGTAGGGACAAGACTAGACGACGATGTTGCTGTTACTGCTGGCGGTGTTGTTGGTGTCGTTGCATTTAGAAAGCCAGCGGTTTCTACTACCCCGATTGTATTTCCGTCATCAGACGGCAGCGGAGTATAAATAGGAGCGGTTGCCCCACTTATAGGGCTGCCGTTTTTTGTCCACTGATACGTTCTGTAGATAGGATATTGGCCGGCAGCCAGTTCGTCTTGCCAAGTCGCCGGAATGACTTTGAGAATAGACGTGCTATTCCACGCTTGAATAGTCGTTGGAGAAATAAGCGTCGGCCCGCCGCCGGCCCTTGTCCAGCGCAGCGTTACGTTAACCGCACCCGACATGGCTTACGACTGTGTAATGGTAAGGATGTCGTTGTCTGCACCGCTCCAATCAAGCGTCAGCGAGCCGCCAACGATGGAGCGATCCGAGCCTAAATCAACAAACGCCAATGCTTGCTTTCCAGCAACGGTATCGTTATAAACAATCCCCCACCTGGCCGTCGTGAACCCAGACGCATCCTGATTAATAACAACCGCGTTGGCGCGCAATGTTGGAATGTTTGATTGCAACGCCCATGTTTTGCTTGCTAAAGACGGGCCACCAGAACTGTAAGCAGTTCCAGTTGGCACTTGGTTGGTGGTTAGGTTGGTACCGCCACCCGTACCCCAGCGCGGATCACTCATGCCGACGGTCGGAGTGGTAGCCGACGTGACCAAGCCTAGCTTGAGTGTGTCATTGCTCAAGTCATGGATTTCTTTGCCCAAATCAAGCAGCGCTTGCGCGAACCACTTAATGTCACCGACTGCCATTTTTTACCTCACTGAAATTGTTGCGAAGCCGGCAGCACAGGCTCAACGCCGGCTACTTTGTTCGTTTTGGGATCACGCACCACCCGCTTGGGCGCTGCCATTGCTGCGGCCAATCCGGCCATCATTTCCGACATCGACGACTGCATCTCTCGCATTCCGCTAGCAACGTCAGCCATGGACTGCACCAGCCCGCCCGGGCTTGCATCGGCTATGACAGGCGGCTGCATGGACTCAGCGGGCATCATCTCTGGCATCGGCGGCATGACAGATTCCACGCCCACTACCTTGTCGTTCTGATCGCGCACCACGCGCTTGGGCGCTGTCGCCACACTGGCCAGCCCGCTGACTTGCTGAGACAGCGATGACTGCATGGCCTGCATGCCCGCGGTGATTTCCTGCGTTGTCTGAATGAGCGCGTCCACCGTGCCCAAGTCGGTGCCGAGTTGCTGGGCCACCAGGCGCTTGTTCTCAACATCAAACTGCCGCTGCTGCGAACTTTCCAGCGTGCCGGCCTTGAGCTGCTCGACGTACACACGCACCTGAGCGTCTAGGTTGGCCTTGTAGCGCTCCAGTTCTGCGCGCTGGTCTTCTATCGATTTCTGTAGCTGCAGCTTCTGCGCTTCGATCTGGCCGTCCTGCTGCACCTTCTGCGACTCTAGTTGCGCTTTCTGCATCTCTGCAGACTGCAGCGCCTGCTGCATCTGCTGCATCTGCATCTGCGCCTGCGAGAGCTGGGCCATCAGCGTCTGCTCGGTGACATCCTCGCCCTGCTCTTCCATCTTTTGGATGGCAGGAGGAAGCATCGTCTTGAACCGCGCAGCGATCTTTTCGGCTTCCGGGAAGTCCATGTTGCGAGCCAGCACATCCATCAGCAGCGGTGCGGTGCTGGGATTGGCGCGCATGGTTTCGAGCAGGAAATTCTGCGTCTCGTCGCGCTTCGTGCTGAACGATGGGCCGGCCTCGACCACCAGGTCGTACTTGCCGCGCGCAAGCTCGTAGACCTTGCCGTACTCGGCAGCTTGCCTGGGGTTGACCAGCACGTTCTTCACGTCGCCGTCTTCACCCAGCACGCGCACCATGCGCTCAGTGTTGTAGACCGCCGGGATTAAGTCGATCAGGCATCTGCCCGCGTACTTGATAGCCCTGCTCAAGTTATCAATGAAGTGGAACGTTGACACATCACCCTCGCGCTGGCGTGCAAGGATGGCGCGGCCACTGGTCTCGTTGCTGCGTGCGCCCAGGGATGCGTCGTAAATCCCCAGGATGGCCTTCATGTCATCCGAACTATTCAGCGCCTCCTGCAACGCGCCAGCAGGCACGCCAGCAAACGGTTGGCGCTGCGGCGGGATGCTGCCTTCGTACTCCAAGTAGGGATGCGACTTGACGTTGGCGCTCTGCCACTTGGGATCGCCATCGAACGCCCCGCGCGGCCCAATGAACGGAGCCTTGGGAGCCAACGCAACTAGCTCGGTGCTGGCAGTGCGCCAGAAGTTGAACATCATCTGGCTGTCGCGCGCATCACGCACCAAGCTGCGGAAATAGCGCTTGCCCTGAATGTTGACCTCATCGCCATAGACGGGGACGATCGGGATGTACTTACCCGGCCAGTCAGTCGTCTCTAGCACTTCTGCTCCGGTCATGATGCGCTGCTTGACGCGATAGCAGCGCGTCTCACGCTCGCCAATGACGGTCAGCTGCTGCGCATCCCACAGCGGCTTGTTAGCCTCATACAATGCGGCATCCAGCACCTGGCCGTTGCTCAACTGCACGATGGCCTTCATGTACTCATCGCGCGTCCAGTACTCGGCAATGCGCACCGAATCCTCGTTGCGCCACAGCGAGTCGCGGTCATCACCGTCTGCTGACCAGTTGCTGGCCAGCGTGTTCTTGCCGTACTTGGACTCAAACTCCGTCAGCGGCATCAGGTCGGTGACGAACCCGAAGCGCCAGTCGCTCGCATCCGGTGCCGTGCTGGTGGGATCGGCGTAGACGGTGAGCGGGTTGGCAATGCGCTCAATCTTGATGTCCAGATCGAAAGTATCTTCGTGCGCGTAGTCCGTTGACAGCCGGAAGTAGCCGAAGCCGGTGTAGACAGCGGACTCCAATGCGGTGTCATACGCCACATCGGCATTGCTGCTCTGCTCAATGTTGCGGATCAGGCCATTAAAAATCTCTGCCGTCTCTGGATCGGCTTCGCTGTCAGCGGGACGCACGCGGATAGCGGGCTTGTTCTGGCGCGCATCGTTCACCACCTGGCGCGCAAACGCTGGCATGCGGTTGATCGTCAGACACGGCCTGCCTTCCAGCTCGCGCTGCTTACGCACATGCAGCGGCCACTGCTCGCCCATGCGCGCGAACATCAGATCATCAATGGCCCAATTGCGATTCTCAGCTTCTGCGTCGTGAGCCAGCCGAAACCGCTCCTTCGCATCCGCCAAAACGTCTTTATCAGCCATTACGACATCCAATGAATTTCGGCATCCGCAGGCTTGCGAGCCGGTTGTTGTTCCTTCAGTGCCACCGCCAAGTACCTGAACGCATCGGCGTGGTGGCTAGTCCAGTCATGCAGCGGGCCTAAGCTGATCTGCCGCTTGTCGTCAATCTTTTCGCGGTACTGACGCAGCGCATCCAGCAGGCCAGCGCATCGGCGCTTGTCGAACCAGGTGCGTGGCAACAGCATCCGCACCGCGTTGATACCGTCAGCCACCGGCAGGTTAGGTGCCACGCGAAACTTGATGCCCAGGCTTGCAGCGGTTTCCAGTCGACTGCGACCGCTACCTAGTTCGCGCACCTCGATGTCATGTGGAGCCCAATGGTCGCCGTATGAATAGCCGCGATCCTTGACCACGCGAACGTAGTGATCCAGTCCAAAGCCAGAGGCTTCGTAGGCATCCACGATGCGCACAGAGCCGCCACGCGGTGCCTGGAAGAACACGATCGTGGTGCTATCAGCGACGCCCAAATCCCAGGCGGTATTGACGGGCACGGCAGGGTCAATCGGCACATCGGTAATGCGCCCGTCCGTCTCAGCGGCCTGCAGGTCTTTGGCGTAATACGCGCCCTGTATCGCGGCCTCGAAGCTGCACTCAAACTCCTGCGCGAACTGGTCGGCAGTCATCTGGCTGGCAGCGGCCTGCAATTCCTCGGCGGGCAAGATATCCGACTCAGATGCACGCAGCATTAGCCGAAACCAATCCGGTTTCCCGTCGGCTTCGCTGAAGATGCGATAGAAGCTGTTGTGGCCCTTTGGCGTGCCGATGAACGTGCAGCGCCCCTGCCGATCTGAAAGTAAAGGCCTCAGGGTTTCGCCCCAAAGCTGCGGCGCAAAATCCGCGTATTCATCCAGGATTGCGTCGTCGAGATAAATCCCGCGCAACCTTACGTCTGCGTTGTCGGCACCGTACAGCCGGATGCGTGAGCCATTGGGGAAATCGGCCCTTAACTCCCCTTCGCTGAACTGCACACCAGGCACTACGCCGGCAAACTTCTTCAAATACCCCCAGGCCGTATCCTTGGCCTGCGAGTAGTACGGTGCGATGTATGCCCCGCGCCAGTCTGCACGCTGTGTCGTCAGCGCGCTACGCAGCAGATCGTTGATGCACGCGACCGTCTTACCCGCGCGGCGATGGCAGACCATCACCGACCAACGCTGGGTGCGCTGGTGGAACGGCAGGAATGCCGCTCTTGGCGAGTAAGGGATTACGACTCTTCCGGAGTCGCCCATTTAAAAGTCAAAGACTTTGCGTCGCCAGTAGCGGAAAGCTCAAGTCTGTCCGCTTCTTTCCATCCGGCTCTTGTTTTCAACCAAAAAATCATCGCGGTCACGTTTCCGTTAACCGCTTGCTGAAACAGCGCTTGCGCTACTTTCGCGTTTGCGTCTATGCGCCCGTCACGCAGTTCGTTTGCGTAATACTTAGCAAGCGTGTCATGCGAAACCGAAAGCTTTTCAGCAATGTCAGTGTGCCGCGTTCCTGTCGTTGCTAACGCTTTGACAAGACGCCTTGATTCGTCAGTGGGCTTGTAACTTGGGCGCGGCATTTTATAACTACGCCAAACGCGCGCCAGACATTTCGGCAAAAGTCTTGCCGGTCTCTTCAAGAGTCGCCTGCTTTCCGGTGAATTCTTGCCAACGCTTGACCGCAACATCTACATAGGCAGGCGAAAGCTCAATACCTCGCCCATCACGACCTAACTTTTCAGCGGCAATGATGGTTGTTCCAGTTCCGAGAAAACAATCGACAACCCCGCGTGACCGATTCATCAAATCGCCAATAACAAACTCAGGCAAATGAACGGGAAAAGTTGCGCCATGAACCGACGCGAAATCGTTATTTCGCTGCGGTGGCGCTTGGTAGACGTTTGAAAATTTACCTTGCCAAGAAGAAAATGGGATAACTCGGCTTGCGTTTTCTGACCTTGACATAACAACCAGCCATTCAAATCTGCTGGACATAATTCCTGGTTGAATATGTGGCGCAGCGTGACCTTTGTCCCATGTAATCACATCGACAAGATGCGATGACAAATTATTCATCCATTTGATCAGTGCGCGTTTTGCTCCCGCAAGCGGCTGCACGTTAAAAACAGCAGCTTCAACATAAGGAAACGCAGTAGAAACGCACGAAATCAAAAGATTCGTATATTCGTTTGAAGACAAATCGTCTGAATATTTGTCGTAAAATACGCCTTTTAACGACGAAGATTTGTTGCCGCTTAATTTCGATGACCCGCTAGTGTTATAAGGCGGTGAAGTAAATAATGCGTATCCATCTTCAATTTTAAGCTTTGCCCAATCATTGGAATTTGTAGCGTCGCCGCAAACGATTCGATGACGCCCCATGATCCACACATCGCCAGGCACTGTCACCGGCTGATTTGGCACCTCCGGCACCGCGTCTTCGTCGGTCAGCCCCTCCGACGCCTCGACACCAAGCAGTGCGTCGATCTCAAGCTCGTCAAAGCCGATAACGGAAATGTCGAACCCTTCAGCCATCAGGTCTGAGAACTCGACCTTCAGCAGTTCGTCGTCCCAACCAGCGTTCAGCGCGAGCTTGTTGTCGGCAATGACATACGCGCGCTTTTGCGCCTCGCTCATGTGCGCGACCTCGATGCACGGCACGGTATCAAGCCCGAGCTTGCGCGCAGCCAGCACCCGCCCATGCCCTGCAATGATCCCGTTGCTGCCATCAACGATCACCGGGTTCGTCCAACCAAACTCCGAAATCGATGCCGCGATCTGCGCTACCTGCGCGTCCGAATGCGTCCGACTGTTCCGCGCGTATGGAATCAACGCATCAATCGCGCGGTAATCAATAGCAAGCTGCTCTTGCATGTGCCGGAGTTCCTGTCGGATTGTTCCGCAAAAAAGAAAACCGCCATGGCGGCGGTTAAAGTGGTGTCGGCCACTAAGGAGGAGGAGACAGATAGGAAAGTTCCGAAGACACCTTCCCGCGAGAATTACATCACGGCTTAGTCTGCAAGGTAACCGTGTGAAACCGTGTTACTTAGTTTCTTCAGCCTTCTGAAATCGACGACCGTACCAAACATCTACGAAGGCTCGCGGCCATGCGAGGCGACCATTCGGTAGTTCAATCGGCTGGAAGTTGTGGAAGTGGCCAACCTTTGTACGGGCGTCGTGGATGGTTCTGTGCGCCACGCCAATGGCATCAGCGAATTCATTGGTACTCAGGTATTCGTCGGTCATTCAATGTTCCTTGCGTGCAGACTGATCTTCAGCAGTTCCCTGGCGCGCCCGTAAACGTCCTGTAGCGGCTCCCTTGCCCGGTACACGCTGGCGATGAGAACGTGGTGCACGGCGGTGCGCTCCAGGTGCGGCAGGCTGTCAATGGCCGCATCCACTGCCAATGCCTGCGAGTTGTCCACGTTGTCGACCATGCTGTCGAAGTCGCTGCCAGCCCGAAAACGGATGCCCGCAGCGGTGGATGGATACCCTAGTTCGTGCCGGTGGTCTGGCCTGCGCATCCAGTCCCGCCATAGATCCAGCAACCAGGACAATCTGTCGTCGGTCATTTGCGAGCTTTCAGCACTTGAGCGCGCAGCATGGCAAGGTGCTTTTCCTGTTCTGTCACGCGGGCTTCCAAGGCGTTGATGTGCTTCATCGCTGCCCGTAGCGCACGATGAACTGAGCCGAACTCCCGTTTTGGGAGTAGTGGCAGCAGCTCGCGCAGTCGCTCCACAATCAAGACAAGTCCACCAATCGCAGGCGGCCGTCTGGATGCCAGCCGTGGACAACAATGCGCACGCCAGCCTCACGCACCAGTGGCAGCAATGGGCTGTCGGTGATCTTGCGCACCCTGGCGGGCACGTTGCTTGCCGACGTTACCTGCACAGCCAAGACTTCCCCGCGACGGATGCACAGCAGATCAATGAAGTTCCACAGGTCAACCTTCCACACCTTCATCGCCCCAGGCTGGCCGACGCGCTTGGTCTGCTCGACCAGCTCAACGTGGTAACCCTCTGCCTGCAGATGGCGCGTACTGCGCTGCGTTGGGGTTAGTGCCATTCCGGCTCCGCAGGTTTGAACTCGGCGGCCTGCCCCACGTAACGGTACAAAACGCCGGCACCGTGCGGGTCTGTGATCGTTAGCTCGCAACTCACCGCGCCGATGGCTTCCGCATCAATCGCGCCTTGTGCCAACAACTCCAACACCTTCTGCAGATCAGCGCTTATGTTCAAACCGCCGTCCTTTACACACCGGGCGTGCAATATTTACCGACCACACCGACCCGTCGTTGATCCGCAGCGCACTGGCGTGTGTACACACCCACACATACGGCGCGCGCTCGCTGAGAAACGCAGGCTTGTGCTGCTTGGCGTACGTACATTGTGTACACGGCGGCTTGTCGTCCCTTAGGGCCAGTCGGCGAGCCACATGCACCCGTAAAGCACAGCAGCGCCCGACAGAGCGCCCAGGCCGCTATACAGCCAGTCCAGCAACAGAGCGTCGATCACAGCGCGAAGTCCTGCGGGCGGCTCTTGTCAAACCAACGCGGCGCAATTCCCCGGCCGCTCCACGTTTTGCCGGTAGACGGGTCGCGGTACTTCGCGGCCACCTTCTTTGCCGCAGGCCGGCTTGCAGAACCGCCAGGGAAAACGTCTTGGATGCGCAGGCTGTGCGCGGCCACCAAATCGCGCACCTTCGCAATCGCCACCGCTGACAAAGCTTTGCGCTCGGCGTCAATTGCGGCGTCAATTTCTGCGCGTTGCATCATCAGTTGTTCAATCATTGTCTGTCCTTGGTTGGTTAGCAAAAAAACTCAGCGTGTAGCGGTTGATAGCAACTGCTAGCAATTGATTGCAGGCGATATCAGGCCGCTCATGCATCACCCCCAAACGCCGGCTTGTTCAACGCCTCGCGCGCAAACTGGATCGTGATTGGCGCAAGGGTGCTGTCGCCGGCTGCGTGGCGCTCCAAAATCTTGTGCGCCCAGGCACGCGGGTCTTTACGGTCGCTAACAGCAGCTTTCAGGGCGGCCGCTTTTTGCGCGCCGATCTCTATGTCAACCTGCCGGCGATTTGGCACAGGCAACGCAGGGCGGTGAGCAGCAGGCGGAATCTGCTCGCGCGCAAAGGCCACGAACTCCGGCAGCGTCGGCGGCCATGTCCACGCCTGCTCCGGCAACCGATGAACGGCAGCGGCCACAGCGTCTGCAGGCAGAGCTGCCAGCGCGCGGCCCCACACCTTTTTCACCATGTCCGGCTCCTGGCCGTCGAACATCGTGCCCAAGCGCTGGCGCCCGTAAACGGCGGCCATTACCTCGAAAATCCGCTCAACCCACGCGGCGGGCAGGGGCGGCTTCGATGTCGATGACGTTGTTGTCTGCTCGGTGATTTCCATGTGTCCGTCCTGTCAGCAAGTCCACAATCAGTTCGCGCTGCACTCGCGCAGGCTGGGCCGCCCGCACTTTCTTGAACCAGTTGGCAACAAACCGCGGTGCACTCGCAGGCGCTGCCGGCCTCTTTGCTGCGTTCAGCTCCAACCAGATCGACATGCGGGCAAACTCATCGTCCGCACTCGGGTACAGCCGTCTGTAGCTCGCCCACACATCTGCAGGCATCGTGTATTTGCCCTGCTTGCATCGCACTGTGATCACCGAATCCGCCTGTTTGCGCAGTGTTTCGCCTAAAGCCCCCCTACCCCCCACAGACAAAAGTGAGAGGTAGAAGAGGTATCGCCCCCTTTCGGGATCCAGACTTTCCGGCGCCTGGATACGCCCACCGGCCACCGTCTAGCGGTGACTACTGCTGTCGTGCAGGTAACGCTTGTCCTTTTCTTCCGCGCGGCGAGACAAGTGCGCCCTTAGTTAGCCCGGAGTGCTTAATCCTTTAGAGCGATT